GGACGTTAGGAACTAACCAAACCAAAGGATAGTATTTAACTTCCTCAACTGCAAAATCAAAGTCAGCCCCTACTGCGAACTTTCCCACCATTTTGTGGGACTCTGCTTGAGTCTGAATTTTTTTGATAATCTGATTTAACGTCATAAAGTTTAATTAGTTTCTGTTCGTTTTTTAACCGCCATTTATTCTTCTGGGAAGTCATAGTTTGAAAAGCAATCATCGTTGTTACCTGGTAAGTACATACCACCAAACAAAGCCGTATTCTTTGGTTTGATGACATCGAAGCCACTACCAGGATTTAAATACTTAGGATAAATTTGTGGGTACTCCTTCAAGAAGTTACGCAATCTCTCAGCGTAGTATTCTGCTTTATCTCTATATCTCTGCTCGATTAGAGTTAACTCTTGCGGAGTAATAGGTTGAGCAAACTCTGCCTGTCTTGAACTTACGGACTTATTTAAGAATTTAAAAGTCATCGGAAGCATTGACTCAACCAATGTATAATACTTCAAACAGGGTGCAATGTATGAATCTAAAAGAGTCGTGTTATCAGCAGTTACGTTACCGTTAAAGGTTTGAACTTGCAGTTCGTCATATATACCGCTACCAATGATGTCACGAATATACACTTCTTGTGCCTCTTTTATAGCACTTTTAAGTAATTTATCATCAAGATTTTCGTTGATGGGTGTGTTATCCTTTAAAAAGGTAACTGAAATAAAATATACAAAGTTAGCCATTGATTTTTCTTCTTAATAGTTGTGATTTCCAAATGTGTCTGCAATACGGAACGTGAATAGCAGGTGAAGAGCCTTTAACCGTCATCCAACCGCCTCTTCTTTCCCACGCATTATACCCGACTCTTGACGAAATTGTGTCGATGTCCTCACGAGTGTACACACGATTTAAAGCGATTAAACTTCGGCAAAAATCTCGTGAAGTAGGTATGATTTCAGAGCCGCTTATTCCAGGTGCTTTTTCGTAGGTATAACGCACTAAAAGTTCTGTTCCTAAGCCTGAATCAACAAGCGTCTTAGTTCCTTGCTCTGTGACGTTTAAAATGTTATCTGCTGAGGTAATTAAGCCGTCATTGATTAGTTTGGTTACTGCCTCCGCTACTTTATCAGCATCTTGCTTAATGTTGTTAGCAAGGTCTTGAAGTGTTAACTCTGTGTTTCCGTTCAAAAACTGCAGAATAATAAGTTCAAGAGCAGAGGCAAAATCAAAAGGGACTTTTTCAAACTTAGAAGCTAATTCTCCAAATTGCTCAAAAACTGCAAGGTCTTTGTCGTCATCCCAACCGAAAGGATTGTGATTGCAATTGCTTTGTGAAGACATTGCAACGGTATCGCTCATGCCTAACTCTCTTCTTGCCTCAGCTTGTGATATAATTCCTTTCTCAAATAGTTGGATGTAATCTAAACCGATAGGAGGCTTATTTTTAGTTTTTAGGGTTACAGGTGTAATAAACTTAAAAATAGAAGTCAACGCTCTATCCATTTGGTTCTGACGTGGCTCAATGTAAGCGGTCTGAAATGCCTCGTAAGATTCTATAAGTTCTGAACGTCCACCAAGTTGACCTTCTGTTTTGATACCAAATAACATTGGAGAAGTGACTCTGTGAGCCATCAAGATTTCTTGTTGTACAGTTTGGTTTAATAGGTCAAACTGCTTGTCGAAGTCAGATGGTGCTAAGTTGTTAACTACCGACGGAGTTTCGTTTGGATCGTTAAACTGAATAATTATAGAACCTGCATTATCTGTGCCGCTAAAGTTCTCTTTAAATCTCTTAATAGTCTGACGCATCTCTTCAGGAGTTGGAACGCCTTTGAAGAGTTGTAAGAGAGTTTGAGCAGAGAAACCACTCTTTATACTATTCAAGTGAAAATTTGCAATCTCCGTGTCTATTTCGATGTATTTTAAAGCACTTTGATACGGTGCAGTAGGATATTCGCCTTGACCTGCTTTGTACATCTTGAAATAATACAACTGCTTGTTCTCACGGGTGATTGGATTCCAGCAATAATAATAAATCGGTTCTAACTTTCTATCGCTCCAATCTTCAGCATACCAATAATGACCGTCAAGAGAAATTCTGACATTTTGAAAGGGTAAGTGATAAATCTCAGCTATGGAGGTTTTCGCCTTGTTCCAAATAATTTCCAATGCGAATCCGTCAAAGAGTTCAAGGTCAGCAGCAATCTTTGCTTTAACGTCATCAAATGACTCGTAGGCGTTGATAGAAGCAAGTTTATCATTTGCGATTGTTAGTTGCTCTGTGTTGTTTGCTATTACCTCAGTTTTGTCACCTGCTATGTATTGAGCCTTTTGTGATACCAACGCTCCATGCTTTGGAGAAGAGTTGTAAAGGTCAATTAACATCTGTGGGTACTTGTTATCCGTACCATAGGTAATATAGTTCTTCGCCTTATTTTCTTTGAAAACAGGTATCTTGCTTTCGGCAAAGTTTATTCTTGCAAATTCTGTCATCGTCCTTGTCCGTTATATGGTTTAGTTGATTTGTGTTTATTCTTGTGTTTGGTGTGCCTTCTAAGTTTATTCTTAGGCTTTGCTTTAAATAAGTTAATCTGCTGCTTTGCCATCTTTTGAAAATAAAAGTAGTAAACCTCCGCCAATAAATGCCGTAAACTCAGTTAATGTTGCTTTTTCAAACCACACAAGCAAAAAGCCTACGCCCATAACTCCTAACCCTAAAGCAGTAGATTTCCAATTTTTAAATATGCGGTCAATCATCTGCGTAGTTTTTTAATGTAGTAAATAGCACCAAGTAAGCCCGTAACTATTGCGATAATCCCACCGATTGCCGATATAATAGGATTCCAAGTAGTAGCAATAGAGCTAAAAGCACCGACAAAGGAGGTTGTCGTTAAAGCATTAGCGGTTGTATCAGTTAGTTTCATCGAATGGGTTGTATTACTTCAAATTCTGTTGGTTGTCCTAATACCGCCTCTAATCCTTCAACGTGTTGAATGTACCAAAAGCCGTCAAGGTCGGAGTAATTGTAGTTAACCCAATATAAGGTCTCGCCGTTTGGTACGGGTAATCCCATATAAGTCGCAGCGGTTTGACGTGCTGCAATTGCTTCGCTTTCTATTTGATATTTGTAGCCGTTAATAAATGCCATAATATGTGTTTATATTTGAATTAATGCCACTTAGATTACTTGATTGATTTAATGGATAAATAATCATTTCCTTCATATTACCATTAAACCAGTTGTTTAAATAGCCTCTATTTGTTCCTATTCTTAAGAAGTAATTTGTATTTATTGGAACCCCACCTAACAAGGTTGAAGTAAATGTTTGAGAGGCTTTAAGGGCATTATTATTGTAAACATTTGTTACAGCACCATTTTTTTGAAATACCACTAAATTATCATTTGTTGTTCCAAATTCGGTTGCTATATTTGTGGAATAATTTGTTATTGAACCATTTACACGATAAAAGTCAGTCGATATACTTGAATAAGAGTGTAAAACTGTATCTAAACTTCCAATAGCCGTTGCATCCCCATTTGTAACACCAAATGGTATCTGTGTGACATTATTTACGTCATATTTTAACACATTAAAAATAGAAAAATCATTTGTTGTTGATGTAAAAAATGATGACCACGCCCCATTCATATAACTATTAGTACCATTAAAATCAATTATTGGCTCTCCATTACTTGTTAATACACTCCCACTACTAACTATCTGCGGTTGATTTGCAGCAGTTGTTTGTGTGAAATTCCTTGCATTGCCACTTTGATCATACCAAGTTTTGACAAATCCATTTGTACCGCTGCAAAAAGATGTTAATGAAGATGTGTCAAGTTGATTGTTAGAAAAACCTATATCTTGCTCGGTATTATCTGACGCTCTACGCACACGAATAGCACTACCTGTGAATCCCCCTCTTAATCTTCTTAATGAATAAGCAGCCGCTGCCGATGGATATAAATCAAGTAACCCAACAAATTGAGTTATCTGGCTTCCAACTATTCCGTGTGTACTTAAAATCATGCTACTATATCTCCAAATAAATACCACTCATCCGTGCCTATCTTCACCAAAGTCGCACCGCTATACTGAACGTTCAACTTTAACTTACCTCCGTTACTTCTAACGGTCACTCCACTTGTTGCAACTACGGTTGTTTGACCTGATCCGTATTGGGCTAAAAGTATTTGCGTTCCTGTTGAAAATGCAACAGAAGAATTTAAGGGAATAGTCAAGTTATTAGCACTCCCCACGTTCATCTCAACCAACTTATCAGCATCACTTAAAACAAGCGTGTAAGATGCCGTTTGGCGGTTGGTTGTGATTAGTTTGTTTGTCTTGGTATCTAATGCCGTTTGAGTTGCCGTTGACACGGGTTTATTGGCATCACTTGTGTTATCTACATTACCCAAGCCAACATCAGATTTGCTTAAATCAATATTCCCTGAACCAAGTAAACTTTGACCTTCAAGTGTCTTGATATTTGTGCCACTTACAAGGGTGTCTTGTTTTGATGCCGCCAAACCGCTATACTGCGAATTGGTTGCATTATCGCCCGTGTTTGTTCCGCTTGTATTTCCAATGACCGTTAATTGTGCATCAGTTACATATCTTTTATCGGTACTATCTGCAATGTCTGCGGTGGTTGCATCTGCCCCAGCAGTTACTAATCCTTTAGCATCGTAAGTTATTTTGGTTTTTGTCGCTCCTGTAATCGCTGCGTTTTCATCAACTTTGCCATCCAATTGCGTTTGAATTGCAGAGGTTACTCCGTTCAAATATTGAAACTCTGTGTTGCTTACCGTACCATCAGCCAACTTTGCAGCGTCAATCCCTGTGCCTAATTTAGCATTACTTACAACACCATTGTCAATAGTCCAAGTTGCTCCACTTGCAGACACGGTTATATCGCCTTTGTCTCCGTCAGATATTCCGCCGCCTCCAACTGTGATATTTCCACTTCCTAATAGAGATTCGTTGTTAATGGTCTTGATGTTAGTGCCGCTAACTAAAGTCGCTTGTTTAGCGTTTAAAGCTGATTGTGTTGCACTTGATATAGGCTTGTCAGCGTCAGCAGTATTGTCGACATTGCCTAAACCAACATCACCTTTAACAAGAGTAACTGCTCCTGTTTTAGAAGCAACACTTTGCACAGGTGCTTCACTTTTAATTTGAGCAATGCTTATTTTCTTGGTAGTAGATGCTGAGGTGTCAACGATAGGCAGAACGTCATCCGTTGCTATCGTAACTATGGCATCTAAGGCACTAATTTTTTTATCTGGCATTATAGTAAAATTTTTGAGTCATCTTCTTGAAGCAAGAAATCACCGCTTTCCAACAATAAGTAAGCAATGGTCTCAGGTGCTTCGATTTCGTATATTTTCTCGTTGAGTTCAACGGTGTATTCAGACCTTGTAACATCAAAGTCAACTTTTACAAGCCCTTCTTCAACTAACTCGTTTGCAAGTTCAGGATTTGTGTTAACTGATGAAGTCTGAGCGTAGATTCTATATAGATACTCTCCTGCGTCAAGCGTAACGGTTGCACCTTCTGTGATTGCAAACTCGTTGTAACGCTCTTTGTAGCTTGAAATATCAGTTAAAAGAAAGTTGTATTCTACGGCAGTTAAACGATGTTTAAGGCTAAACAAATAGTAAGGGTTAGAGATAGTGGTTTTCTCTGTTAAAGTCAAATACCAATTCTTACTCTCTGCCTTATTTATCTGTAGCATCTATACTTAAATAATAAAAGTCGATTTTTGGCAAATAAAAAAAGGGTGACCGAAGCCACCCCCTTTAATAAAGAAACTATGAAACTTAAATCGAGAGAGCAGTTACAACAGAAGCCTGTAATTTGTAAGGACTTTCAGACTCAATAGCACTCAAAGTGAAATTGTAGCCGTAGTTGTCACCCATTGCAGTTCCTGTTTCAGAAGTCATAGCAGTGATGTCGCAACCGTATTCTTTTCCAACCAACCAGTAAGTACTATTGTTATCTTCTACAATACAGAAAACTCTGTTTTGAGAAAGAAGTTTCAATTCGTTACGCTTAGTAGTAGCAAGTTTTCTCAAACGAGCAACTACGTCTGTTTGGTTAAATACAGTTCCGTTTTCCTGAGAGACGTTAGTAGTGGTAGTCATAGAACCCACACCCTTAGGCATTTCGTATGTATATACGCTGCCTGATGCGATGGTGGTTGCTGTAACCTCTCCACCACTTACGGTAAATCCTGTTGCTGCAAAGTTAATCAAATGGATGGCTTTAACACCTCCTACTGAGTCCTTACAGTCTAATACAAATCCCGAAGTTAGAGAGCAGCTCATATTCTATGAAATTAAGCTAATTTAAACTGAACGATTTGATCAGGGAATGCGAACTGAACACCATACTTCATGGTAGCACGGAAACGAACTTCATCGTTGTCTTGGCTATACCAGAATCTGTAGTCCTCTTCTTCGTTAGCAAGGTCAGTTCCTACAAAGAAGTTAACCAAACGACCCAAGAACATTCTGTTAGTTCCGTTCAATCCACCTACTGCAATCATTTTCACGTTGGTAGCAGGAATCATGATTTCCATTCCGTCGCTATCAGCAGCGTAGTGGAATAAGTTGTTATTTCTAAGAGCAGTAGTGTACTTCTTGAAAGTGTCAATACCAACCCACAAAACGATGTCAGAAGCGTCAGAGATATCAGCAGGGATAACGTTGTAGATGTTGTCAATCAAATCATCTACGTTTGCAACTGTGATAGAAGTAGCAGAAGAAGTGTTACCAGCAACAGTAGAAGCAGAAGCAGCGTCAATCAACTTAATGAAACCGTCAAACTTATTAGTGTTAGGGTTAGTGTTGGTTGTTGCTGTGTCACCTTGCCACATTGCAATCTCTAACAATTTAGCGATGTTGTTCGCTTTATCTTGACCGATTTGCTCCTCAAAAGGTACTGAAGTTGGAGAACCTGCAGCGATTTGGGTCTGCATCCACTTTGCTTCCAAAGTCTTAGGGCACAAAGTCTCTTCAACTTTGATTTTACCTACAGTGATGTTACGCTGAGAGAAAGTAGTGTTACCTGATGCAGTGTAACCGCAACCGTCAGTTTGAAAGTAAACGTCAGAAGTAAGGATGTTCAAAGCCTCTGCAGACTTCACACCTACTTGAACTTGACCAGCAGCTTGTAAAATAGCTGCAGTTTTTGAACCAAACAAAGACTTAAGTACTAACTCTGTAGACTGCTCGTTGGTGTAATTTGCTAAGGCTGATACGTTAAATGCCATTTTTTTATTTATTTTTTAGGGTTTGTGCAATTTTCATGATGTTTGCAAACTGCTCTTCTTTCTTAGAAAGTTTTGCAGGTGCTTTCTGTGGTTCTTCAGATGGAAGTTCTGCTACTTTTTCAACTAAGTCAACGGTCTTACTGAAGATGTCTTTCATTGAGTTGAATTTAGCCTCTTGTTCAGCGTTTTTCTTTTCCATTGCCTCAAGACGTGCTACAACTTCATTGAACTTGTCTAACAAAGAATTGAAACCTTCAACGGTTGCAAATTCTTTAGCTGCAATTTCTACTTCAACTTCTTCTTCGATTTCTACGATTTCGGTAACGATACCGCCTTCAGTAGTGACAAGCATACCGCCTTCTACTTCGTGAGTAGCGTCAGGAGCAGGAATAAGACCTTCGCCAGTTTGAACAAAGATAGCAGTACCTACTGCAAGTTCACCTTCCCATTCAATGATTGTGCCATCTACTAAAGTGGCAGTTTCCATCTTCACCTCTTCGGTCTTCTCTTCTGAGAAACCTAACAAGGTTCTGATTTCTTTGATTACTTCTTTTGAATTCATTTTATATATAATTAGTGGTTTGTTTTTTTTGGCTCAATTTTTACCATCCCATTGCTCTAAGACTCTTTTTAGTTTCTTCATCATGGCGTTGGCAATCTTGTCTTCTACAGTTTCTTCAAAGTCGAAAAAGCCCTCTACTGAGAAACCTTTGAACTCACCCTCTTTTACTCTCTGCCAAATAGATTCATCGTTTACGATGTAAGAAAGAAACCAACTTCCATCTGCTACTTCTTCGTAACCTTTTGGAGGCATAATGCCACGCTCTCTGTCAACGATGAATGACTCAAATAAAGAAAGTCCATTTACTGCTTTATCGTGATGAATGTTTACTGCATCGTACTTGTCACCTCTTGCCCATTTCTTAGCAATTTCAAAAATCGTTTCTTTGTCAAATACCACGTAGTATTCACCCCTTACATCATCGTAACGATAAATAGGTAAATCAGCAATCATTGCAGCACCTGAGATTATACGCTTCTCTTCGTTCTGAATCTCAAATCTTGCTTTTCTTGCTTTGCTAAGTTCCAACTCTTCTAACTTGCGTTCAGTCCAACGAAGCATCTCTTCTCCACCCCATAATAAATAGCTGATAGTTCCACACGCTTTTGTGTCTGATGGGTTGTAGTATTCTTTAGCTCTTGACAAATAAGAGTAAGTGCGTTTAATCGTTTGCAAAGAAAGATTCTCTCTTGCTACTAATTGTCTTGCTCTGTTCTTACCTACTAAGGTAGCACAGTCATTGCTGATAGCCTCGTTCAGGTTAATTCCTCTCTGTGCGTTTTGACTTGCTGCTTTTGGATAGTCGTTGAAGAACTCATGTTTATCAAATTTTCCACCTTCCCAATATGAATAGCAGATTGCAACTGCCTGTTCATTTTCATAACCTTCGTTAATGACTTTCTCAACACAACGAGATATAAACTCACCTTCATTCTCTCCTGGTCTTGGATCAACAAAGTCTTGCTCACTAAAATATTGAAACTCTTTTTCTATTGCAGGGTTGGTCACAAGTGACACGAATTCAACTCCTGTTTCATCCTCAGGATTTATAACGAGTTTGTAAATTGGCAAATCCATCTTATTATAATTATTGATTGTTGTTTTTTGGCTTTGTTTTACCCACCTAACACGCTTACATTCTGATTAGTCGCTGCTCTTCGTTGTGTTCTTGTGATGTCACCTTCTAACACGTAAACTCTTCTCTCTTGTGTCAAAATGTCTTGGCTTTGTGGAAGTCGTGTAGTTGGAACTGATATACCAGCACTTGAACCGATTGCTGAAGATGGTGCTACTGATGACGGTGCAGAGTTTGGACTAAACTTAGTTCTTGAAATAGCAGCTACACGAGCAAGACCTGAAGCAATAGCAACACCTGCTGCAACCGCACCTCTTACGATTGATGATGGATCAGGTATAGGAAGAAACTGAGAGTTATATGCTAATTGTGCAGCATAGTAAGTATCTATTAAGGTCTTTGCAATGTTAAACGCTTTCTGAGTTTTAAAGTACCCCTCTGATTGCTTTGTTTGGTTGCTTGTAAAGGCATCCATTAAATCTGTAAGAATAGAAAACCCTTGCTCAGTTATTTGTTGTTCTTGTTGTAGTTTAGCATTAAGATAAGATTTATCTAAACCTATTCTTCTTTGTAGGTGTGCTTCTTGCTGTGCTTCGTTTAGTTTAGTAAATTCTTCTTCAGTTAATAACCCCATAAAATAAGCATCTGTGACAAGCTCACGTTCTTTTTCAAACTGCTCTGACATGTCTTTTTGCTTTTGTAAATAATCCTGCTTATATAGGTCTTTAGACTCTAAACTATATTGCTCTTGTAAATCTTTTACATCTTGTCTTATTTGTTTTTCTTGCTCAATCTCCTTTAAACGCTCATCAAACATTTTCTGATTAAAGTCTTGCTGATTCTTTAACTTTTCATCATTAAGAGCCTTTAATCGTGCGTTTTCATTTGCCTGAATAATAAGAATGTTGTTACTTGCATCTAAAGCCGCTTTTTCTGCTTCTGTATACCCTTCTTCGCCTTGTTTAAAGATTGCAAGTTTCTGTTTAGCAAGTTTCTCCTCTTGCTCTGCAATCTCAAGACGCTTTTTAAATAATGCTGCTTCACTATCACCTCTTGCTTCCATTACCGCAAGTTCTCTGTTTAATGAGTCAACAAGTTTCTCCTGAGTCTTAATAGCCTCTTCTGCTGCAAAGTTTGTAAGTCCTATGCTATCAGTAAAGCCTTTGAACTTTTCTTTTAGTGAATCAAATAATTTACCTATCTGATCTCCGAACAAACCAACAACCGCAACTAAAGCACCGATACCAGTAGCAGCAAGAGCAAGTTTAACTCCTTTCAGGGTTTTAATCATGTTCAAGAATCCGCTATTGATAGCCTTAATAGCAGGAGCAAACTCTTTTAAATCTCGAAGCCCTTGAGCAAAGACCATTGCTCCCTGAACTTTGACTAAGACCTTGTCTAACTCTTTACTCTCTCCACCAAATAAAGCCATAGCACCTGCAGCAACTTCAAACCCTGCTGCAACTCCTTGAATAGCACCAAATAGTTTTTGAGTGTTGCCTCTGTTGGCATCTACTGCCTGGTCTAACTGCTCAAGTTGTTGCTTATACTGCCCTGCAGTCTTTATGGCATCTTGTGTTCTCTTGTCGTTTATTCCGAATTGAAGAGCTAAAGCCTCTGCTTCTCGTTGGGTTTTTGCAACTGCATCTCCCAAATCTTCATAAACAGTTGCTGCCTGTTGTACGGTTTGTATGCCGTTAACATCTACGTCTATTTTTACTGCGGTTTCTATTGTCATTTTTTAGTTTGTTATTACCCAATATTGAGTGCCATCTGATACAACTTGATCAAAGCTATTTTTTGCATTTCTTGTAAGTGTTGTGTTGTCATCTAAAAGTATAGAGCCATCTCCTGCATTTATTGTTACAGAGTGACTGCTTTGAGTTTTTTTAATCGTGTACATTTTTCCGCTATTTGCTGCCGTTGGTGTTGGAAGAGTTACCGTTATATTTCCAGAAGAAGTGTTGCACAGTATTAGCCAATCTTCAGAAGTCGCTAAATACGGACTCATTGAATGTACAATGGTCACAACTTTACCGCCCGACATCCAACTTCCCAAACATGGATAGTTTTCAATGTAGAGCCTCTCTGTGTAGGGCACGTTGTAGTTATCGCATCTTAATGCAGTCACGTTTTCGTAGTTGTCAGGAATTACAACACGCTCTGAACTTGTAACTACATTGTGACTACCGCCTATAGCGTTAAGGTTACCTACTACTACGTTTTCACCGCCACGACCTGTGTTATTTCCGACGTATACTCCGCGAGTTGAAGAGCCTGTACTATTGGTTTTGTTGCCAAATGGGATAAGCTCTGCTCCGCCCCCAGAGTTAATAGCATCTGAAAAGCCTAATTGCTTTTTTGTGCGTGAAAAAGGTGGGTAGTATTTAGCCAGTAAAAACTCACATTCGTAAACATCGTCAATCAAAGGGTTGTAATCTGTAACCGTTTGAAGTCTCCAATATTGCCCCTCAAAAAAATAAAGGTTTGACATCTTCATTGTCTGCCAATCCTTCGGAGTGATTCTGAAATACCCTTTAAATATCTTTGAATCTCTGTCTGCTATTTCTGTGAGCGTCTTGTAGTAGTATAAATTAACAAGATTCTGATTTGTATACTCAATTCCCAACTTCGTGTCGACATAAACAGGCATTCCGAAGTTTAAATCGAAATTCATGTCTTGAGTGTCATCGATATGAAGCGTTAACGGATAAACATTTTTGATATCAGAAATAGTTTTTCCCCCTGAGTTATACAAATAGTAGAACGGACAAGTTACTGCACCATAGTAGTAAAGTATTCTTAACTCACCTATTTGACCATCGGGCGTAGTACACATCGAATAGAACCTACGAGTTCCAAAATCCTCAGTCATCATAGTAGGCACGAATGTCACCTCTATCTTTTTTTCTTGCTTGACAAAGTCGTTGTCAATTCTGTATGTGCGTTCTCCGTAAACCTGAGCCGTCTGAGTTTTGTAGATTTCGTTTTCTTCGTCCTTGCCTTCTTTGTAAGTAAACTTGTAAGGGTTGCCTTGCAAATCTCCGTAAGGAACAATCTCATAAGGTTGTGAATAATCTAACTTTTGTGAATAGTCAACTGAACCAGCATAAAAGTCATCACGAGGAACAATTCGCAAAGTCTTTGAATCAAGTGTTGGCTCAATGTAAAGGTTAAACATCTTAATGAAATTCGTCAAGAGTTCAGTTTGTGTGTAATCACCTACAAAGAACGAAGCAAAATCTACAGGATTATCGTACAAGAATCCTGATGCCGTGCTTAATACGTACCAATAGGAATCAAGATTAATTTGAATAGACTTTTGAAGCACAGGAAGATTTGCTAAAACACCGCTATTGTTATCTAAAACTACACAGTTATAAAATTTCAATTCTATTTCGTCACCTTCTAAAGCCGTTACAATTACACTTGAACTACCATCAAATACTGCATTATTGCTTTGTACTGTCGTAGTTACGGAAACCATGCCGCTTTGAACTCCGTTGACTAATACTACAAATGAAGCATAAGCAGGACTTCCGTTTGGTGTTGAGTAACTAAATGAGGCATCTAAGTATATACCAAACTCATACTTTGCAGATACAGGAGCGGTATATTTATAAGTAGTGGTGTTGTAATTACCTCCGTTGTCAAAGTTGCCTCCCGTTGAATCATTTGCAGCAGGGAATATGTCTCCTATTGTGTCCCAACCTGTGGTATTTAAAGTAGTAGCACCTGTAACCTGAGCACGAAACATTCTATCTTCAATGTCGTTATCACTTACATTAAAGCCGTAGTTGGTATAAGGTATAATTAGGTTCTTAAAACGTGTGCTATTAAAAAAGGAATCTCCTGTGTAACGATATCCTTGATTTTCAAATATCTTGTCTACTACGGTCTTTGCATACAAACAAGGTGTATGGTCAGCAACAGACCACTCGTTGGAGTTATAGCCTTTAGTTTCCCTTTTTGGAAACATTTGAGAATAAACATAGCCTCTGCCTTTTTCAAAGGTCACTCCTGTTCCATTTACGATAATCTCTGTGTCCCAAGAATTAATGACGTTGGTTCTATTTAAAACGTGGTTATACTCGCTGAAGTCAAGATCAGATAGTTTAAGGTCTTTGATATTGGTAAATAGGTCAGCAGTTTCACCGTGAACCGTACACACATACTCAATGTCATTCGTTCCTTTTACCGTAACCTCAGTCAATCTCAGGAATCCTCTGAGTTGCTCCATGCCGTGAGCTATGATAACGCATTGAGCCTTCTTGTTTACCTTGAAGTCAGATATCTGCTGAACATTATTTCCGATGGTTGACTTGCCAACCTCAAAGAAAGCATTAAAGAACTTGTTATTTACTTTCGTGCCAGGTAGAGTAAAACTTTTTGACCAATCACTTGTTCTCTTTTCAGGCTCTCTTATGTCCGCTATTTGTCGAGTGATTAGAATCTGTAAGTCACCCCCAACTTCTAACTGAAGCCCTTCCGCTATTATTTCTATCATCTTCTTTGTGATTTGTCCATTGCACTTACTTCAACTTCTAACGTCAAGTTAAACACCTTGTCGTTAACGTGGTATTTTCTTTCGTACTCACTCGTTCTGATGTTGACCGCTTTTAAAGTTCCGTCATACATCCAAACGTAAGGACTGCCGATTAACTCTTTGAGCCAGTCAGCCTCAGCCTCTGTAATAAAATTAGAGTTTAAAGTAAATCGAGTTATTTCGTCTGTGTAGTAGTCCGTTTTCCAATGGCTCTCTGAATCATAAGTGTAAGTGATTGCCGTGTTATCTAACGTGTATGGATTTCGATTGTAAGACTTTCGATTGTAGTTTACACTTTGTCGTCTCAGCATATCAAATCTAAACGATTCTACGCCACCCAATCGATTCAAAAAGTATAAATCTACGTTGTCGTACTTGCTACATCTGTCATCAATAGTAATTGTGTACGGACTTCCTATAGTAGTTCCTGCGGAATTCTTGGGTGTAATAGTGTATGACTTCGTTCCGACAGGAATACCGCCTGGAATATTCGCCCCGATAGGGAAACGAGTGATGTCCTGAGCCGTGCCGCTAATCGTAGTAGAACCACTTGGACTAAAAACAACATCCAAGCGATTAAGTACACCAGCGTGAAGAGCATAGAGCCAGTCTTTTTGATCAATGTGAATTCTTTTATTTAGGTTGTGTGTTAAGAAGTTTGCAGTTGAGCCTGTTGCCATTCTGTAGTCAGATTCAGCGTAGTTCATTAACTCTTCAGGGCTTAATGCAGCGTTCCAAACTTTTCTCACAGATTCGTTAGTTACTCCTGTAGATAACACTATCGGAGAAGTTGCCCCTGTGCTATACTCGTAGCCAAACTTTGAAGTATAAGCAAAAACTGAATTATTGCAGCCACTTGCTGCACTATCGTTGTAGTCCCAATCGTAACTCACATAATTTTCAAGGACACGACCAATGTTAAAAACGCCCTTGTTATTACTATTGTAGTAAATAGGTGCTTTGAGCATTGTGATAGAAAACGGTGTGCCTCCACCGTAGTCCTGAATAACACAGTTGAATCTAAAGTTGAACTGAGAATATGTGCCTGAGGCAGATTCTGAGACGACATAAATGTTGTCGTTGTATGCAGGTAGAAAACTTGTGCCTGATGTTGGTTGGTGCTTGAAACTTAAAGCCATCTATACATAAATAATTTTTACGTTAAAGTGTCCCAAATCAGAGCAATTCGTTTAGACAAGCACATACATAAGATTCAAATCCTTGTTGTGCTGCCTTTTCAAGTCTCTTCTGTTGTTGTCGTTTTACCGTTATATGGAACGAAAGAGTGTTCAAAAACTCCTTTAATGACAAGTTAAGAATGATATCCCATTCATTACGTTTGCCTCCTGCTAATCGGTCAATGAGTCCAAGCCATCCGAAAGCATCTCCTTCATCTTCGCTTCCTTCTCCTTCAAATAGATTAGGGTAGCCTCTAATAACTTCGGATAAAGTTGAGAAAAAAAAACCGCATAATTGTAGAAGTTAACCAAAGGTAAATCTGCAAAGTCTTTTACTTTCTCTTCGTAGTCATCTTCCTTCCTTTGCCCCAAGATATTTATTCGATATGACAAACACGCTATTATCTCAGGCAGCACTTCAATAGTGTCTTTCTTCATCAGCTCCTGCAATTCGATAAAATGGTGAGCCTTCATTTCTTTTGCAGTTTTAACAAGTCTGTATCTCTTGCCTTTGTGCTTAAAGGTAAACTTTAATTTGCTCTTTGGTATCTCCTGAAGAAACGTAAGGTCAATAGCTTTTAATTTGTCAAGTGTCCATTGCTCTACTTCTTCGTAGGGCGTTTCTGTCAAAATAGACACAACCCATGCAGTTCTTTCAATAGGATTGCAGTTCTTGTCTATCTCGTTGATCTCTTGTAGTTTTTTGATTGTAATATTGTTCCAGTTAAGCATAAAAAAATAATCCTTTTTTGTTGTGTTGTTTGCAGTCCCACGCCAACGCTAATGACATTACGCAGTCATCATGAAGTCCTTGTGGTGCGGTGTATTTTACTCCTGTGCGGGAATATTCAAATTCAAAGTTACGCATTTCATCAGCAATGTTCCCGTCAGGGAATCCGATTTGCCTTTGTTGTACTGCCATCACCAAGCCCTCAATAAGTTGTTGTTTGCTCTGTGATGTAAATTTAAAGCCTACTACTCTTGGGTGCTTACGTTGTAGCTGCTCAACGATTGGATCACCAACACCAGTAGAGTCTAAGTAGGTCGGAGTGTTTCCGATTAAGTTAGAAATCTTTGTCATTGTCTGACTCCAATCCATTTGAAAGCGTTCAAAGTGACATACATTGCCTTGTTCGTTCAGTCCTATAATAACCGTCCAATCCGTATATTTTGCTAAGTCAATGCCGTATGCCGTAACTATACCCGATTGGGTAGGAATTATACAGTTTTCTATATTATCGTACCCGAAAGGGTTTGAATTGTCATCAGCAGGTTCTGCAAGGTACAACTCCTTGAAAACGTAGTCGGGTAAATCACGCTTTGCCTGTTCTATTTCTTCTACATCTAAGATGCCCTCTTTCGCTGCATCGTAAGCGGTTATTTTAAAGTACTCAAGATTAGGTTCACCTCCTTTGGCTTTCTCTCCCAATTTGTAAAACCAATTCTTTTTCCCTTTGACGTTACCGATTAGTTTGCATTTCCCTTTGGTAGCCGTCAACGTAGAACGTAAAGCGTACCATGATTCTTCTCTTGCTCTACTTGCCTCGTCAAATACTGCTGCATAAACATCGTCACCGTATAAGTTGTCAGGTTTCTCTGCAGATTTAAACTCTATCCGTGAACCTATCGGAGTAGTTAAGACAAGTTTAGATTCATTACTCTGAAAGAAGTCACGAGAGTTGACCTGTGCTTTCATTCTCCTGAATGCTATCTCCGCTTGTTGGTACACAGGAGCAACCCACCACACCGCTTGGTTTTCTTTTAGTTTCAAACTCTGTTCAAACAACCAAATAATATGAGATGCAGTTTTACCTGTCTTAGTCGATGCTGCCGTAATTGTGTAACGTGCAGGACTATCTAAGATGGCTTTCTGATAACTCGTTAAAAATGGTCGTTTGTAGTTTATTTGCATACTTTCTGTAACAAATCTATTCTCTTTTTGTTAATCTCTTTAATGTTGTGATGCTCGTTGCAGTAGTTGTAGTTGATTAATCCTATCTCTTTACTTTTTCCGCTTTCTATCAGTTGCGTTAACGGTGTAGTCCAATCGTTATTCTGCACAAAGAAAACTCCTAAGTTACTTTTGTGGTTCGTGTATGGCTCTACACTTGAAACTAAAATAGGTCGCTTGTACGCAGCAGCCTCAACAATCTTCAACTCTGACTTGTAGCGATTGAATGTCTGAGCCGTCAAAGGTGCTAAACAAATGTCAATCTCAGAATAAATC